CCGGGCACTGTCGCTGATAGACTTAGTAGTAATGCTAAGTGGAATCAGCGAACCTGGACCACTCGCCTCAACAGCGTTTTTCCTGCTGTTGAAGCCCTTGGTGTGAATAACTCTTTCAGAGAGGAAGTCACATCAAGGCTTAACATCCTCGAACCCGGTTCGGAGATTCCCGTTAGGGTAATCACCGTTCCTAAGACGCTCAAAACTCCTCGTATTATTGCCATTGAACCTACTGCTATGCAATATGCACAGCAGGGGATCCTTGGCAGTATACTCGACGCGTTTAAGGAGGATGGTTTCCTCTCGCGCGTTATCGGTTTTGATGATCAAGAGCCTAATCGGCTTATGGCATCAAGAGGTTCACACAGTGGTGACCTCGCGACACTCGATTTGAGTGAAGCTTCCGATAGGGTTTCGAATCAGCATGTAAGGGCGATGCTCGAAGACTTCCCGGAATTGCTACGGGCGGTCGACGGGTCTCGTTCCCGAATGGCTGATGTACCTGGTCATGGCGTTATTCGCCTTGCCAAGTTCGCCTCTATGGGTTCAGCTCTCTGCTTTCCCTTCGAAGCCATGGTCTTCTTGACCCTGATCTTCATGGGAATAGAAAGGGAGCTCAACGCTCCGCTTTCTCGGAATATCCTTGTCAAGGAATTTTCCGAGCAGGTGCGTGTCTTTGGTGACGATTTGATCGTCCCCAGAGACTATGTGCTGTCCGTCGTCGATGAGCTACACCTTTTCGGGTATGTAGTCAACATCGGCAAGAGTTACTGGACCGGAAGGTTCAGGGAGTCTTGCGGCAGAGAGTATTTTGATGGCCATGACGTTAGTATTGTCAAGGTCCGTCAAATACTTCCTACACGACGGCAGGACGCGAGTGGCATTATATCGGCTGTTTCCTTGCGAAACCAGTTTTACTGGTCTAGCCTTTGGAAATCAGCTGGTTGGATGGATGCCTATTTGTCTAGGCTTTTGAAAGCCTATCCAAATGTGGCTCCATCCTCGCCACTGCTAGGGCGGGAATCGGCGTTGGGTTATCAATTCCAACGCCTTCATCCTAATTACCACAGCCCCCTAACCAAGGGCTACTACGTGGTATCCAAAGCCCCTCGAGATCCTCTCGATGGGCATGGAGCCCTGCTTAAGTGTCTCTCCCGGAAGCCATGGCAGCCTTTCGCTTTGCGAAAAGCTTCCTATGTTTCCGACATTGACGTTGCGAGCGTCGATGATGAGCACTTGGAGCGTTCTGGACGCCCCGAGCACGTCAACATCAAGCTCGGGTGGGGATCACCCTTTTAAGGGTGGTCGGGGGCATGTTTTGCCCTCGCGGGAGGTTTTGACACCTCTCCCCCCGTTTCTCCGGACCAGATATTACTCTGGCTCGTAGTGCGGGATTCGCCTTATTTCCTGGCGATCGAGGATCCGAAAGGGTCCTCGGGAGATGCACTGTCGCAGTGCATCTCCCGCG